CGCAGGTGCATTGCAGGTCAAGAATGAAGACTTGTCTTCTGTAGGTGCTTTGGCCAAACGTGCAAAGCAGTTGGAAAAAGAAATCGAAGAGATTGAGTCGGTCCTGAAAGAGCGTAAGGACCAGCAACGCAAACTCTTGGAGGAATCTATTCCTGCCATGCTGCAAGAACTTGGTATGAAGAAGTTCACCATGGCCGATGGCAGCACCATTGAGATCAAACCGTTCTATGGTGCCAGCATCAAGGAAGAAAATCGTGCCGTTGCCTACGAGTGGCTTCGCAAGAATGGCTACGATGACATTATCAAGAACACCGTCTCTGTACGATTTGGCCGCAATGAGGACAAGCTGTGCGAGACACTGATCAACCAACTTCGTGAGCAAAGCTATCCTGTCGAGCAAACGGAGAAGATTGAGCCTCAAACGCTGAAGGCATGGGCGAAAGAAATGGTGGAACGCGGCGTTGAGTTCCCTACCGAAACCTTTGGTCTGTTTACAGGCCACAAGGCGACAATTAAATCCGCTTAACGAACCGAGGAGCAAGAATCATGGCTAAGACCGAAATCGCAACAAAGAAAGAAAATGCATTGACCGTTGCAATGTCCTTTGAGGATGATGCAGCCGCTGGTGGCTTTGACAATATGGGTCAGGAAGATTTTGCATTGCCCTTCCTGCGTCTGTTGACAAACACTAGCCCAGAAGTCGGCGAAGTAGAAGGTGCTATGCCGGGCATGATTTACAACACAGTAACAGGACAGCTTTACGATGGCAAAAAAGGCATTACCGTTATCCCCTGCGCTTACATTAGGCAGTACATTGAATGGGCACCACGCGGCTCGGGATCGGGCGCACCGATCTCTATCCATCCCGCAACGAGCGATATTCTTAGCAGAACGCACCGGGAACCGGGCGATAGTAAAGATTATCTCGACAACGGTAACTACATTGAAAACACTGCCAATCATTACGTGATGATTGTCGGTGAAGATGATATTCCCGAACCTGCGTTGATCACCATGAAGTCTACGCAGTTAAAGAAGTCGCGTAAGTGGAATAGCATGATGATGTCAGCCAAGATGGTAGGTAAGAACGGCCCTTACACACCACCGATGTTTTCGCAACTCTATCGCTTGACCACTCAGGCAGAGTCCAACGACAAAGGTAAGTGGTTTGGTTGGGAAGTCGAGCGTATCGGCGCGATTGAGAATCCTGACCTGTACCTCGCTGCAAAGGGTTTCTCCCAGAGCATTAGTGCTGGTGACGTAAAGGTGAAACACGCTGCTGATGACATTATGGAAGGCAGCGAAGCAGCACCGTTCTGATTTACGGGGGAAAGCGGATACTGTGTGCGCCACGCCTGTAAGTAGCGGGATGTAATGCGGCGCAGTTATAGCGAGTACCCCACCTTTTCATAGAGATAGAGAATGGCCGACATAACAAAATTCAAGGCAATATTCAGTGGATTGGATATTGCCTATGGCACATACGTCATTAAGGGTGAGCGGGGAGATGGAAAACAAAACGGGCAAGCTACGGTTGTACGTAAACCTCCATCGGATGACCTTTGGGAGCGTCACCTTGATGGTGTTGAGCCTTCCCTTGGTATTATTCCTATTCGTGCTGATAACTCTTGTGTATGGGGCTGCATCGATATTGATCAGTACCCTATCGACCATCGAGGGCTGGTTGAGAAGATAGCGTCACTCAATCTGCCTCTGGTTGTCTGCCGCAGTAAATCTGGCGGCGCTCACTGCTTTTTATTCACCACTGAACCTATCCCTGCGCGGGATATGCAGGAGTATTTGAAAGCCTGTGCTGCACTCCTTGGCGAGGCAGGGCGGGAGATATTCCCCAAGCAAGCTGAAATCCTCGTGGACCGCGGAGACACGGGCAACTTTCTCAATCTTCCTTACTTCGCGGGTGATGACGGGACACGATATGCCTTTAATGCAGATGGCTCGGCGGCTACGCTTGAGGAGTTTTATGCTCTCTACGAAGCGGCTGTGCAAACGCCGCCGCTGGTCGCTCCAGAGGCACCTAAGGTTGCGGAAGCGCCGATTAAAGATGGTCCCCCGTGTCTTCAGGCCCTCTGTAGCCAAGGGTTCCCAGAAGGTACTCGAAACAATGGTCTCTTCAATGTTGGCATCTATCTTAAAAAGCTTACGCCCGCATCATGGGAAGACAAGGTAGTCGAGCACAACCAAAAATATTTTGCCCCACCACTTCCAAACAACGAGGTGCAACTTGTTATCAAGCAACTGGGCAAGAAGGATTATCGTTACAAGTGTAAGGATGCCCCGCTCAATTCGTTCTGCAACTCTGGTCTATGTCGAACAAGGAAGTACGGGATTGGCGGTCATGGCCCTGATTCGCCGACACTTTCATCGCTCTCAAAGTATGCCAGTGAGCCACCACTCTGGTTCCTTGACATCAATGGTCGGCGGATCGAACTCGAAACGGACAGCCTCTTTAATCAAGCTGCGTTTCAGAAAGCGTGTCTTGAACGGCTTAACCTCCTCCCACCCACGCTCAAAAAGATGGATTGGGAGAACATGCTTAACGGACTTCTCAAAGAGATGGTCGAGACTGAACAAATCTCGGAAGCCAGCGAGGATACGTCAGTTACGGGCCGTTTCATGGACCTCCTTGAAGAGTTTACTACGCACATGCAGCAAGCCATGGACCGAGAGGAACTCCTTATGGGGAGGCCATGGGTCGATACTGAGGATGGTCGGTGTCACTTCCGGATGAAGGACCTTGAAGCGCATCTGATGCGCAATAACTTCAAGGGCATGACTGCACCCAAGATGGCGCAACGTCTGCGCGACATGGGCGGTGAACCGATCAGCATCTTCCTGAAGGGCAGAACTGTACGCTGCTGGCGTATACCTGCGTTTGCAAAACAAGATGCACCATTCACGACAGAGACAGTACGTCAGCAGGGGAGCCCATTTTGAAGATTCCACGTATGCCCAAAGCGCCTACGTTGTCTTCCTTGCGCCCAGTGAAGAGGACCATGGCCCGCGGGACAAAGAGAAAAGCGCCTGTCATGGAGCCGCTTGCGCCGCTGCCGAAAGTCAAAAGCGTGACAGTGCGGAAGGATCGTCCTACCCACATAGATCACATCGAAGATCGTTTCATTAGATTGGGCGAGGCGGAGTTGGCCTATACATTGCGCACACTGACGGAAGTGCACAATATGCTGGTGGCCTCTACGGAGGACCGGTCTTATAAATCTAGTCTAATCATCACAGAGAAGTTTGATGGTAGCCCCAGCATTGTGTTTGGCCACGACAAGGAAACGGGGAAGTTCTTTGTAGCTACAAAGTCCTACTTCAGTGGCGTACCAAAGCTGAACTTTACTGAGGAAGATGTTCGCCGCAACTACGGTTACTCACAGAACCTTGTCGATAAGTTGATTGCAGCACTGACACATCTGCCCAAGATCACACCAGAGACGGGCATATACCAAGGCGACTTAATGTATGTGCAGGGGATGAATGTCGAGAATGGCTTGGACAAGATGTTCTTCACTGCGAACACCGTCACCTACTCCTGCTACTCCGATACACCTGCGGGGAAGCGAATCTACGACTCTAGGATAGGTATTGCGATACACACGCAACACACGGGGGAGGCATACTGCCCAGCTGATCTTTCCGTCTTTAAAAAAGATGAAGATGTCTTTGTTATTGACCCACGGATCAACTTGAATAAGGCTTACTACCCCGCAGAGTACCAGCGTGAGTTTTTGACTTTAATGCAGGAGATTAACAACACGCCCTTGGTGCAAGAGGAGTATCGAGAAGTAATGCGTCAGTCCATAAAGCTGATGCATTACATCAACAAACGGGTCAAAGGCACCGCTGATCCCCGTGACGAGTCCATATTTGCTTCGCCTATATTTGATTCATTCTTCTTTGTGCATTCGCATCTTCAAGCAGCGAAGAAGCTGTTGAACAATGCTTTATCTGGCACACGGCAGTTCTACACCGATATCAATGGTCAAGAGACAAAGGGCGAAGGCTTTGTCGTTGTCTATGAACAGCGAGTGACCAAGATAGTGGACAGAGAAGAATTTAGCCGACAGAACTTTCTGCGGCAGACAGGCATAAAGGAAGGTGCGAAGACCACTGTCTTTGCCTATGCACGGATGAATCCTCCTACGTGGGGACATCAGTGCCTGATTGAAAAAGTGAGGGTCCTTGCTCGAGACCATAAGGCGGACCATATGATCGTATTGAGCGCCTCTCACGGTATAGACAACCCTTTGCCTCCCGAGCTTAAATTGGAGTACTTAAAGGAACTGTTTCCTGACACTAACTTCGTCATGGGAGGCAGGAGAGAATTAGATTTTGTCGGACAGCTGTGCAACCTTAACGACAAAGGTACAGAGCATCTTATTTTTGTCGCAGGTGATGATCGAATGGAGTCTTATCAGATTTATTTGGATGGCTATAACGGCAAGGACTTTTACTTCCACTTCAAGAAAATAACCATGGTATCTGCTGGAGAGCGGAACCCTGAAGGCAAAGGCGTTGAAGCTATCTCTGGGACAAGGATAAGGCAGTACGCGGCAGCTAATTACTTCACTGCGTTTTTTGAGGACCTTCCAACCACGGCCACATTAGAACTGGCGCATCGTTTATTTGCTGATGTTCGGAAAGGGCTGGAACCATGACAGCTGTTTGCAAAGTCTTCGGGCCCCCCGGATCAGGGAAGACCACCTACCTGCTCAACCGTGTAGAGCATGAATTGGATGACGGCGTTCAATCAGGAAGAATTGGGTACTTTTCTTTCACCAGAAAGGCCGCAAACGAGGCCCGGGATCGGGCTACCGCAAAGTTCCCACACCTGAACGAGAAGACCGATTTCCCTTACTTCCGCACACTACATAGCCTCGCGTTCCGCTGCCTTGGCGCGAAAGCAGATGACATGATGCAGCCAGAGCATTATGCTGAGTTTGCCCAGCAGACCGGCATTACACTGGACGTATCAAAAGACGATGAGGAAGGCTATGCAAAAGCAGACAATCCTATTCTCAACGAGATCAACCTCGCCCGCATTCGAGGGGTGGATCTTAGAGAGCATTACAACCAATCAGGATTGGATATTGAGTGGCACCACTTTGAGTTTGTGGAGCGAAGCTATCGACACTACAAAGCCTCGCGTAATCTACTTGACTTCACAGACCTCCTTGAGATGGCAGTAGTCGAGACGGCGCGTCTGCCGTCTCTGGAAGTACTGATCATCGATGAAGCACAGGACCTGTCTCGCCTACAGTGGCAGATGGTCGAAGTCTTGGTTGACAAGGCCCAGCGCGTCTTCATTGCCGGGGACGATGACCAAGCCGTATTCACATGGGCCGGAGCCGATGTGAAATCCTTTCTCGAATTCAAAGGTGATATCCATGTCCTCCAACAATCCTACCGAGTCCCCGCTTCAGTCCACCAATTTGCAAATAATATTGTCAAAAGAATCAGAAATCGTCAGAGTAAAGAATGGAAACCAAGAGACTTTGTTGGCTCCGTTCGACAGTACTACCGCTTCGAAGACGTGCCTGTTGGTGACGGAGAATGGCTCATACTCGCTAGTACAAATTACCTGCTCAATCCAATACACGAGTGGCTCAAGTCAAACGGAGTTCTTTTTGAACGTAACAGCGTCCCCAGCCTCTCCCCCCAGAT